TGGAAATCAAAACCAACATCAAAGTATCTATGCGTTCCAAATGGTATTTGAGCGAGCAACCCACATTGCAATTGGCGTTAATGAAATTGATAAGTAGCGAAGAAGAACTCCGCAAACTATCCATGAGTCACAATGTGTTGGAGGAAAAAGAGAAACCCATTTTCAATGGTATTGATATAGATGTTGCAGAAAACAACAGCCCAGGTCAAGATTAGTCGGTTACGCAAACGGGTTAGGATTGTAAGGGGTGGAACAAGTAGTTCAAAAACCTTTTCAATTATCCCCTTGCTAATTGATTACGCGGTTAAAAACCCAAAGGTAGAAATCAGCATCGTATCGGAAACCATCCCCCACCTACGGAGGGGTGCTATTCGTGACTTCCTTAAAATCATGGAAATGGTCGGGATGTTTGATCCGTTGAAATGGAACAAATCTTCATGGACTTATTCATTCAGCAACGATAGTTACATTGAATTCTTTTCCGCAGACCAACCACAAAAGTTGAGGGGTGCAAGGCGTGATGTGTTATTCGTGAATGAGTGCAACAACATAGATTGGGAATCATACTACCAAATGGCAATCCGTACCCGTAAATTCATATACTTGGATTACAACCCCGTGGCGGAATTTTGGGTGGATAGTGAGTTGGTACACGATGCGGATGCGGAGATGATTGTACTAACATACAAAGACAATGAAGCGTTGGACAAATCAATTGTAAACGAAATTGAAAAGGCACGGGATAGGGCGGAAACATCCAATTATTGGGCCAATTGGTGGCGGGTATATGGGCTTGGTGAGATTGGAAACCTACAAGGGGTTATCTTTTCAAATTGGCAAACCATCGACAAAATACCAGAGGATGCAAGGTTGGTTGGTTGTGGTGTGGATTTCGGTTATACAAACGATCCTACGGCGATTGTTGCCGTTTATGAATACAATGGTCAACGAATAGTTGATGAAGTCGCATACCGCACGGGAATGCTTAATTCGGACATTGCAAAGGCATTACCCAACTTTGTGCCAGTGTATGCGGATAGCGCAGAACCAAAATCAATTGATGAAATACGCAGATACGGAATCAGAATAAAAGGAGTAACAAAGGGAAAGGATTCAATCAACTACGGAATCCAAATCATGCAATCACAATCCTATTTGGTTACATCAACATCAACAAACCTAATTAAAGAACTACGCAACTATTGTTGGGATACTGATGCCCAAGGGCGTACAATGAACACACCAACGGGCATTGACCACGGAATTGACAGTTTTAGGTATCATGAGATGATGGCATTGGGTATCAAATCAAACTACGGAGTGTATTCAATCAAATAAATTGTTTATTTCGTGTGGACTTTGTATATTTGCAAAGACAAATATGAGACACGGAAGTTTATTTTCAGGAATTGGGGGATTTGACCTTGCATCCGAATGGATGGGGTGGGAAAATGTTTTCCATTGTGAGTGGAACGAATTCGGTAAAAAAGTATTACACCATTATTGGCCGAATGCAGAATCATTTGATGACATAACAAAAACGGATTTTACAAAATATGCAAACACAATTGACATTCTCACAGGAGGATTCCCATGCCAACCATACTCCCAGGCAGGGCAACGCAAAGGCAAAGAAGATGAACGCCATTTATGGCCAGAAATGTTACGAGCAATACAAGAGATTAAACCAAAGTACATCGTGGGGGAAAATGTTTTTGGGTTGCTTAATTGGAATGGAGGGATGGTATTCGACGAGGTGCATTCTGACTTGGAATCTGCGGGGTACGAAGTCCAGGCCGTGGTTATACCTGCGGCGGCGGTCAATGCCCCACACGGACGAGATAGAGTATGGTTCGTTGCTACCAACACCCAATTCAAGTCCGAGGGAAGTGACGGAGGAACAAACGATGAAACGCAAAGAAACATACGGAGGGGAAACGATGGCGATGTACTTGGAACATTACGCAGTGATGGGATTATTACCGACACCAACGGCATCAGCAATTGGGGAAAGTCAAAGCAATCACCAGCTGCACATAAGCAAGGACGGAGTAGCAAAACCAATACGGGAATCGGGAATGAAGGGGAACAGCAATTTATACGCGACATTGCAAGTGAGGGGGATGCTACCAACACCAACGGCCCAGGAGGGGCAAAAGATAACGGGATTGGAAAATCAGGATTTAATGACCAAACGAGTTCGGCAAATAGTTGGGACAACTTCCCAACTCAATCCCCGATTTGTGGGGGAGATGATGGGCTTCCCACCGAATTGGACGGAATTACCTTTTCAAAGTGGAGAAACGAATCAATAAAAGCATACGGGAACGCGATTGTACCACAAGTAGCATATGAAATCTTCAAAGCAATTCAAAGAACAATATGACAAGCCATTACCAAGAAATACACAACCTGAAACAAGAAATTAAACGACTGCGATTGTTGGTGGTTGAAAACAAGATGCAACACGATCGTGAAATTAAAATGTTGAAACGGGAGATTGTGCAACCCAAAACGGACATTAACAACAATTACACCACCTGGGGTGAAGTGTTACGGGTTATTTGTGAGGTTATGGACATGACACCCGACCAAATTATCACCAAGTCAAGGAAGCGCAAACCAATGTATGCCCGTCATATGTTCAACCACATTTGCCGTAAAAGATTAAACATGACATTCATGGAGATTGGTAACATTTCACACCTTGACCATTCCACCATTATTTCATCGGTTCGGGAATTTACCGATATTTTGGTAACGGATAAGGAGATGCAAAGGTATCACGCCCAGGTACACACCATCCTTCACGAAAGGTTAGTATAAACAATCGCCATTATTGGCGTTTTATGGGTATATGATTGAAACAAAAACCATCATTGTACCCACAGAATTGAAGGATGTCAAGTTGCATCAAATGTTGGCGTACAATGAATTGAAGGCCGATATGGATGAAACACAAAGGCAGTTGGAATCGGTTGCCATCTTTTGTGAATTAACCATGAGTGAAGTGAAGGCCATCCCGTTTGACATCCTTAAAGATTGTGTGATTAAGATTTCCAAGATGTTGGAATCAAAACCCGTGTTCACACCAAGGTTCAAAATGAACGGCATCAAATACGGATTCATCCCAAACATGGATGAATTAAGCACGGGTGAATTTATTGACATTGAAACATATCAAAAAACCCCCAATGATATTTGGAAGGTGTTATCGGTTTTATACCGCCCCATTACCAAAGAAGGCCAAAACGGAAGGTATGAAATTACCCCGTATAATGCGGAGTTGAACAACGATTTCAAGGACATGGATTGCAACACGGCGTTTGGTGCGTTGCTTTTTTTTTGGAGTTTAGGAATCGACTTGTTGAATTCTACCCAGAAGTATTTGGCGATGGTGAGGAGGGGGGAAGTGTCGATGAAGTACGACTTACCGAAAAATGGGGATGGTTTGGAATGGTCTACCGACTTGCTAACCGAAGTTTCCTCAACCTTGAAGAAGTATATACAAAACCCATTCACTCCGCTTGTATGTGGATCGCTTACGAAAGCGACATTGCGAAGATGGAACAAAAAGCAATTAAACAACGATGAACAATAATCACATAGGAACCGCATTTGAGGTGATGAAAGACATTGCCGATTTGGAGGGGTGGAACTATTCACACGGCACATTAACCGAATTTGATTTTAAGGCGTTTTTGGTATTCCCGTTGATGCATTGTTCAATTCAATCGGTGGCATTGACCGACCAGGTAGCAACTATCCAAATGAATATCATGGTGGCGGATCGGGTGAACTTCTTGAAAACGGAAAACGAACAAGAAAATTTAATCACCGAATACAGCCAATACGGATACACCGAGAATCAAAACTACGCGAACATCCTACAAGATTTGTATGTGAGATTTTCAAAGGGTTTATGGCGTACCGAACAAGATTATTTTAACCAAATCCAATATATACGCCCAATTACTTTTCAACCATTTGTGGAAACATTGGATTCGGTATTGGCGGGTTACCAAATCACAGTTGGAATTGAGTTAATTAACCCATGGGTTACGGATGGCGATTGCGTATAAAAATAGCGAACAAGTTGTTGCGGAGTATTCCAACAAATGGGCGATTGCGTGTCGTACCTTGTTGGAAGTAAAACGCCCACGAACTTCAATCCGTGCCAAGTGGAAAAAGGTTGGTGAAGGTTGGACACCCATTTCCGTTTCCAAAAAAACATTCCGTGGTAATTATGTGGCATCGGGGCAATTGGTTAATTCCATCCAAGCATCACCCAAAGGGTTAAACATGGGTATTACCATGAATAAGACCGCCGATTATGTGCAGAACGGAAGAAAGCCAGGCAAGGGCATTCCGTTGGCATCGATGCGTAATTGGACAAAGATGAAACGCATTCAACCACGGGATATGGGAACGGGGCGATTCAAAGGCAAGGCCGATGAAAACGCAATGCGATTCATGATGAACAGAAAAATTAAACACTTTGGTATTGAACCATTCCCATTTGTTACAATGGCACGAAAGGAGATATTACCACAATTCAATAAGGCATTAACCACGGCAATGGCCAAAGACATAAAAGCAAGATTCAAACGATGACATTCAACGAACAACCAAGTGCGATATGTGGGGCAAAATCCCCATTGATTTACCAATTTTACGATGCGTTATACACCGCAGATTCATTCTATTATCAATGCGATGTGTATGTATGGAGTGGCACAACGACATTGCCAGGTTCACCGAATTGGACAATAAACCGCAAACCCGACCAATATGGTTCGGGGCGTGGATGGATTGACATTCACAAATTGGTGGAACAAATGTTGACCGAGGATTATTTAATTAACGGCACATACAAACCAAATATCGGGAATGGGGCAATGCGTGTTGCCGTCAAAGTGCGTGGGGTGTATTTAGTAGGCACCACAACCACATACACGGCGTATGCGACATCCAATGTTGTTTTGGCTACATTGGGTTACACTTACACATCGGAAGGGTTTAACGATGGATTTTCAAAAGTGGTTTACACGGACAAAACACAAGTTACCATCACCGCAGAAACAACCACGGCTTATTTATGGTACGATGCAACTGTGGTTACTTCCATCACTTGTGGGAGTGCAACCATCACACCAAACGCGGTGAGTGGGTTGAGCGCAAACACCATCCAAGGTATTGAGATTGTACAATTGTTGGCGGCGGGTGGAGTATCGGCATCAACCAACATAACTTTCGTAAAGGCGGGGGATGATATTGTTATCCCATTGAATTTTGTGTGTGAGAATAAGTACGGGCAACAAGATGTGTTGTTCCTAAACAAATACGGGGTGTATGATTCGTTTTTGTTTAATGGTGTACACCGAACCACAAACCAAATCAGCGGTGAAAAGTATTCACAACCGATTTACAAACAAACCAATCTTGCACAATCGTGGACATACGGGGTTCCAATTACCACCCCATATTTGGTTAATAGTACCCAGGTGATGACAGTAAACACGGATTGGATCACGCAAAACGATGTTGATGTGGTTGAGCAAATTTTTTATTCGGTGAATGTATTGGTGAACGGCCCACAAGTTTTGTCGGCAAGGATTATTGATACCACATTTGAAAAGAAAACCCGCATAAACGAAAAGTTGATTTTGTACACCATCCAAATGGAATACAACCAACCAAAAATTAACAAGATAGTACGATAATGGCAATTAGATTTTCATTATCCATCCAAGATAGCAACACCGATACCATCGGCCCAATAATGTTGGCGTACAACCAACGCACGGCATCGGGATTTATTGAAGGCCAAGAATGTTGCATTGAAAAGTTGGAAGCGTTGGGCGGTACATTCAGTTACCAAATACCCGTGGATTTATTCCAGGATGAATCCGTACCACTTACAAGGCAATTAAAGGACTTGATGAACCTTGCCACCATTTGGACAGATTACACCCAAGATTTCCAAATACCCGCATCGGACACTAACAATGCAATTTTTTCCAATTGGTTTGATGAAAACATGGTTATCGTGGGTTGGAATCCCAACATTGGGAAAAACGCAACCATATTCATCAACGGATTACCCGTATTTGAAGGGCGTGTTGAATTGATTGGGTGCAAGTTCAAGGATGGGTTGCCACAATTGTACAACATCATTTTTTACGGCACGACCAAAAAATTGTTGGATGCGTGGGGCGAAACATTGATGAACGAAGTTGATTGGAGTGAATACGAACACACGGCCAATTACACAAACATATTGAGTTCATGGGATCAAAATTTATTGGGTGGTGATATTTTATGGCCGATTGCAGATTACA